CGGCGCCCCTGGGATGTGAATCCCAAGGGCACCGCACCAGCTCGTTTAGGCTTTTGTACGCCTACGTGAGCGTTCGTTTTGCTCAATCTTTGAAGGAACCTCCAAAATGTCAACTCGCTCGTCTCCCAATTCCTTTACTTCGGCCAATATCTTGAAACAGACCCTTCAAAACGGTCAGGTTTCAACGTTTGGCGCTCCTTCCACTACTAAGTGGGTGGATACTGTCACCTTTGGGAGTAATATCCCAGGGTGGCGCGAAGCGCTGCGTGACGGAAAATCCGCCACTACCAGCATGGACGGGAGTAAGGTAGACGTCCGGTTCACACCGGGCTACTGGCGCTTTGCACGAGCTAAAGGCTCGCCGCTTAGCGGTCAGATCTATACTTACGAGGTGACGGGGAACCACGCAGTAAATGCGTCTCCCCCTTCAGGTGATCCTTCATCAATGAGCTCAGTGAAAGCCAACTCGCAGGCACTTGGCAAGTTTGTTCGTAGGATCGCTGATGTAAACATGGCCTTTAATGGCGGTGTTTTCTTAGGCGAGCTACGTCAAACCTTGCAAACGATCAGGAATCCAGCAAAAGGTCTTAGGAATCTAGTAGATGATTGGGGTACGGCTGCAAGACGCATCCGTAGCTCCCACATCTACCCGCTAGCCTTCCGTAAAACGAAGGTAGCAGAGGCCTTAGCTGATTCATGGCTTGAGGTTCAGTATGGGTGGCGTCCTCTCCTAAACGACATTGATGACGGGTGCAAAGCACTCGCCGAATTCAATGGCGGTAGGTCGAATTCTACGCAGCGGGTAACCGCTCACGGGAATTCGGAGGGCAATGCCACCACTACGTCTAGTGGCCACACGAGCGGACTCGCTGTGTGGAACACTAACACCGTCTCGTTTGACCGTTGTATAGTGGTCTTTCGAGGTGCCATGAGAATGGAGGCTCGTGACCCTCAGGCGATGGACCCGGCTCTCTTTGGTTTCTCCATTGAGAACTTCGTTCCTACCGCTTGGGAGTTAATCCCCTATTCGTTCCTAATTGATTATTTCTCCAATATTGGTGATATAATCAACGGCTGGTCACATCTTGGAACTCGATTAGCTTGGTGCAATCGCACTGAGATAAAAGAGCTCTATGTGGAATCAACTAGTCAGGCCGACTTAACAACGGCGAAGGCTAATGATAACACTGTGGTCAGCGTGTCGGGTAGTCCTGCGAAAAGTATCTTCGCGAAACGACGCATCCTGCGAGCGGAGTATACCGGAACTCTTGTTCCGGACTTCCAACTCGAGGTCCCAGGTTCTGGGAGTCTAAAGTGGCTAAATATAGCCGCCCTGATTGCGTCTCGTAACGGAGATCGTAAATGGTCCTACGGCAACTAAGTTCCTAATTGGAGACTAACATGACAAAGATCAAAGATCTTGCCACGATGGCTGTCGATAATGCGTACATGCTCTTCCCAGTAGATTTGGAGCGTTATGAACTCCAATCTTGTGTGTCGGCGTTCTTGAATGATCCCGACTTCTGTCGGGATAATAATTGGCGCCTTCCACTCTGTGATGAGCGTATTACGGCTTGGCTTAGGCAGACTGATACTGCTCTGTTAAGGGCTGCACAATCCTTTTGGCAGGTCCAACAAGATGCTCCGCTCCCTTCACGGGCTGGTCTACTCCACGATCGAGCTCGTCGTTGTGAAACGACGATCCGGCTGTGGATATTAGACACCCGTTGGGAGCGGGCTCGTGTTGCCTCCCCTGAGGTTCTTGTGCATTACCTTTGGCAGGCTATTCGGCTTGCCTTTCACCAGGCTGACGCAACGTCGGCAGATGTCCCCAAAGGACGGAGGAAATCCATATGACATGGAATCCTGCTTCTCCGGTTACCGGTGCTCCTGAAACCGGCCTGACATCCCCCACTTACACGTTGGCGACCGATGTCGCCCCAGACGTGAACGGTGTGGCCCGAGCCGTAACAACGCTCGGAGGCACCCAAACGGGTGTCGAAGTCAGTTCCACCTCAAACCCGTTCACCTTGCTTGCGACCCGTCCGAAGGTTCTCAAGAATCTTCCTGGGTTGCTAGCGAACGGGCAACTTCCATCAGTCCCCAAAAACACGTGGGTCATCTCCGTCCGTAAGGGCGTAGATGTCCTATCGGGCCAACCGAAGCAGGTTATGCTTGCACGGTTGGAAATCAGCGTCCCGGCTGGTGCCGACGTCGCTGATCCCGAAAGTGTTAGGGCTGCTCTCTCGCTGTTCATTGGCTCCCTCTGGGAGCAGAGCAATGAACTGGGCGACGCTATTATATCAGGGGTCATCTAGCTCTTTTCGGGCTAGGTGTTTCCCTTGGTAGAAAAGCGTAAGCGGGATTGGCATACCTTTAAGGTAGCAATCCTCGTCCTGGCTGTCATCATCATTCTTGATGATGAACCAACCGCATGGGATAAATTCCTACGGTTGACCGAGCGAGTCCTCTTTGGAGGACTTTCCTCGGACCAGCGGGAGAGGTAGAGGAAGTTGTGTAAATAAAGGAGCTGGCCATGGCAATGTCAGATCTGCTCTTTTGTGACCTGATCGCGGACCTGGAGGCCTATCTTCCAACAGGGTGGAATTCCACTTTGGGTTGGGGGCCGGACTTAGATCCGAAAGCTGTCGCAGCTATCTCTTTAGCGAAGTCCTTTTATAAGAAGTTTCAGACTTCTGAAAGAACGACGCTCGAGGGTGACACTGTTGCCGCTGAGAAGTTCCGTCGTTCAAATGAGCGATGTAGAACTTGGGTCTATGAACCCAATACGAGTCTCGATGAAGAACTGATGGGTGAGTTTAAAAACTTGCTCTACCGGTTCTTCTACCCCGAGGGACATAACCTCGTCTTTCATCTAAACGATCTCTTTGATCGTGGACGATGTGGACCAGGTGTGTCTGTAGGCTCGCGAGGAGAGGACTTCTATACGAAGTTCTTTGACTCGCCCCTCACTTGTGTTAACCAGTCGCTGTCAACCGCATATAGAAACGCGGTATCTAACGATCGGTGCTCAACGTGGGCGACTGCGGAATCCAACCGCACAAGCCTATACGGAGATCCGGAGTTAGTTTCGGGTAGTAGGTTCAGCTTCGTTCCGAAAGATGACACAACATCTCGATTAATTGCCATTGAGCCCTCGCTGAGTATGTTTTATCAGCTTGGGCTCGGCCGACTGCTGGAGGAAAGACTCGTGTCCTTCTTTGGACTCGATATTACTTCCCAGCCGCAGATTAATCAAGAGGCTGCTCGTTTCGGCAGCGTAACTGATGGTCTAGCAACCCTAGATCTAAGCAATGCTTCTGACTCACTGGGCTTACCCATGCTAGAATGGGCTTTACCAGGTCCTATAATGGACCTTCTAAAGCTGCTCCGTTCCCCTCAAGGGAACCTTTCTGGCGAGCAACTGGAGCTTCACATGGTTAGTACCATGGGGAACGGTTTTACGTTCCCTTTAGAAACCCTTGTGTTCTCCTGCGTCGTAGTCGCCTGTATCAAGTCAATCGGGTGTAAACCCGTGAGACCATACAGAACTTCTGAACCCGGCCAACAAGACCTGCGATGGTCGTACGGCTATTGGGGAGTCTTCGGAGATGACATCATATGTCACAAGCGAGTCGCACATCGTGTTACTCGGCTCCTTGGGCTTCTTGGGTTCGAAGTTAATAGCGATAAGTCCTTCGTTGAAGGGTCTTTCCGCGAGTCTTGCGGTCGTGACTTCTTTAAGGGTCACGATGTGAGAGGCGTTTACATAAAACGACTCCGCACCGAAGAATCACGCTACGTTGCCATCAACGCCCTGAACGTTTGGTCGGCCAAAACAGGTATTCTCCTGCAGAGGACGATTGGGCGGCTTGTGGCCTCAGTCAAGTGGTTACCCATACCACCAGCTGAGAACCATGATGCTGGTATCCGAGTGCCTTTTGAGATGGTAAGAGAAAGCTGTAGGGTTAGGTCTCGCGATCAGGCGGTTGTCTACCGCCGTCGCGCCCCTAATCCGAAGCGTCTCACCATTAAAGACGGTGAAATTCGGATACCTAGACAGGTGAAGCGGCGCTTCTATAATCCCGAAGGGTTATTGTTAGCGTTTCTTCATGGTAGCGTTCGTGGGTGTTGCATCACGCTTAGGCAAAGCGAGGTGCGCTACCACACGAAGCAGGGAGTAACCCCATTTTGG